GCAGTACCACCTAAAATTCTTAATACTTCACCATTTGCTGAAATTATTGCTTCAGTAGAACTATCGTCTTGTAGTTTCCAAGTACCGTCAACATTTGTGCCATCACCGATAGCAGTATAAATTTCAGTAAAGTTAAGGTTTACTTTATTAGCACCATCACGGAGGTTATCACCTGTTCCGTCATTTGCTGAGCTACCTCGTCCTATTGTTAGTTTTGCCATGTTTGTCTATATCTCTTTTTACTATTTATAACTCTTCTATGGGTTAGTATCGTCAAAAGTAATATTATCATTATCAAATCTTACCAATGTGTTACTGAATAAATTATTATTGAAACCTGTAGATGTTGGAAACGCATAATTTAACTTAATTTGTTTACCAGCTTCTGTTGCAAAAAATGACATTGGTAAAGCCTGTCCATCTAAACCAGTTTTTGTACCTCTTACTTTTAACTCATTTAATCTTTGAAAAGTTGTTGCATGAGAACCAGGTGAAGATGTACCATAAACTGTATTAACAAATCTGTTTAAACTACCCATTCTAGGACCAGCATATGCATAACCACTTCTTACACTATAGTTTGTACCACCACCATCAACAAAATTATTTCTTCTTCTACTTAAATAATCAATTTCTATATCCTCTCTAGTAGCTGTAACATCTCTTGTATTTGAAGTAAAAGGATCTCTATAATCATTACTTACATCAATCTCTCCTCCAACATTTGCATTAGCTCTTAAAGAAGTACCATCTGTTGATGTTCCTAATCTTCTACCAAATATTGTTGTAAATATTGTATTAACAATTGATAACAATGGAGTATCTTCTACACCAGAAACCACACCATCAACAGGACCATTGGCAGTTACAGTAATTCTTGACTCAATATCAACTTGTCCTGTAAAATAAAAACCTGCTGTATGCATGGTTTTTTTAAATGCGTCCCGCCAATCTGCAATAGAACGACCAACTTTTAATACATAAGAATAATCTTGATAATATAAACTATCTTGTATTCTCATTGTTGTTTCAGATAATTTACCTCTTTCACTAATAAATCTACCGTCAGTATCAGCTACAGATACAACATCAACACTAGCTGTTGCAACATCTGTTTTTTTAAGAGTACATGTACCAGAAGTAGCTGATGTTAAAGTATCATCAACAGCAAATGTACCTGTTACATTTTTTATTTTTAGTAATCCTGTATTTGTGTTTATACTAACAATTGTACCTGAGCCACCAGATGAACTAGTTACAGTATCGTCAACTATAAATGTTCCTGATACACTTGTTACAATAACATTGTTAAAAAATCCTAATGTTGGTGGTGTAGGAGCATTTTCGTGACCTCTACCTAATTCAACAGTTTTTATTCTTACTATTCTACCTATGTCATCGCCAAAAGCTTTTACAGTAGCGTCTGAACCTGTTGATGAAGTAACTGATACAGTTGGTAAAGATGTATATTGTCCACCACCATTTGTAATAAATAAATCTGTAATTTGTCCTAAATCTGTTGCTTCATCTTGAACTATAACATTTCCTTCATAAGCAGAACCTCTAACTGTTTCATCTTCTAAAACAAGTCTATCTCCTGTTGACATACCTGTTGTATTATCTTCACCAGAAAAACCACCATTTACTATTTTTACAAAACCAGCTGCATTACTACCACCTGTTCCTGTATTTGTAAATGTTAAACTATCGCCAATTTGATAACCTGTACCTGCGTCATCAATCACAATTTCAGTAATTTTACCTGGACCTATTTCTTCAACTTGAAATAAAGCTCCTGTACCACCACCTGTTATTGATATTGTGTCATCTGTTGAATTTAAAGAACCATCATTTGTAATATTTTTATTTCCTGGTATACCAGTAACATTTGCTTTTACAAAGTAATCATCTGTATCTGAAGCGGTACCTCTTACTTCTTCACTTACAGTAAATGTACCATTTATAGAATCTTGATTTAAAATTAATTCACTAACTGATTGGTCACCTATTTGAAAAGTAGATACATTTTCAATAATTGCTGTTGCATTAGAAGATTGACCTGTTACAGAACGACCTACTAAAGTTAAGGGGTCTCCACTTGTTGCAATTACTCTTAATACTTTTAATGTATCAAATTGACCATCAGAAGCTTTTAACATTTGTTCTTTAGGATAAATTGTTTCTGAAGTTTCACCAAACAATATTCTAAAAAATATTTCGTGACCTCGTATAGAACCTTTAGACCTATACATAGATTTAATATTTTTTATTAATTTTCTTTTATCTACACTAGTTGCTAAATTTTCTGGAAGAGTTGTTAAAAACTCATCTCTCATTTTAGTTAAAAAGTGATTTATAACTTTATCAGGATCCCTAAAGTTAATTAAGTCAACTATGTTGTTTACAGGATTTGGTTTGTAATTAGTAATATTTGCTTGAGCACCTGAAGACGCACCTACAACTATTTCATTGTCTATAAATTTATCTTGTGCTGAAATTATTAATCTATTATTAGTAACATCTTCTACCAATATAACAGCAGTAGCTTTTGATGTTTGACCTGTTATGGTTTCACCTCTAGTAAATTTACCATATGTAGATTCTTCTAATAATATTTTATCATTAGCGTCTAATAATGTTCTTGCTGTATCTTTACGACTAGAGTTTAATATTAAACTATTAGATTGACCTGTTTCAGATTCTAAAGTTATACCATCTGTGCCTTCAATGGTATCAATTGATAATTCAGCTGATTCTAATAATTGATAATAGACTTTAAGAAATTCGGCAAATTTAGGGTGGTCAGCAACTACAAATTCTGGTAGTTGGCTGTTAAGTATAGTTGAAATTTTTTCATTAAATTTTGCCATTGCTCATTAATAACTTGATGTTGTTGTGTAACCAACACCAGCGTCTGAAGAACCTCCTACAAATGCGTCTGCTGTTACAGTAATATTTGAATTAGCAATATCAATTTCTACTATTTGGTCTCTTACTGGCACCACATCATTTGAGTTTGGTGTTACAGTTAATTCAATAACCGTTGAAGTAGAACCTCTAATATTTGATATAGAAGCCACATTTAAAGAGTTAAGTGTAATTTGACCAGTTGAATAATTAATAGTACCTTGTGTATTATTTACATATGTTCTAATACCTGAAGAAAGTAAATAAAGTCTAATATTACCCTCACCATCATCATCTAAAAACATTTCGTTATCATTGCCGTCTATTTTAAAACCTGTTGAACTTAAAATACCACCTGCTGCTGTGTTATGGCCAGAGTGTGGATTAAATAATGCATTTCTAAAATATATGTCATATTTTGTAGATGATAACAAAGTAGGTGAAAAATTTTTTCTTATTTTAATAGTTGTTATGTTTGATAAAATACTTGTGTCAACATCATCAATAATACCTGTTACTTTAGAGTGTCTGTAGATACTATCAAATTTTTGTAAAATATTTGTGTTATAATTTGTTATTGCTGTGGTTACCTCTGATTTAATAGTATCACTAGATTTTGTTGTTGATTTAGAATCGTATTTTACTGTTGATGTCAATAATACGGAAGTTGTTTCTGGATCAACTATTTGTGGTGATACTGAAGCGACATTAAATGGTTTTAATTTACTAATAATATCTGCTTTTGTAGTTTCAGTAAGAGTAGAACCAGAAGCAGCTTTAATACCAATTCTTACTATACCATATCTTGGTGTTTCGTCATCTTCACCACCCCAAGCACTAACTGATAACGCATTTGGATAAATTGATTGTACAAGTGTTTCATAATCAGTTGTTGTAACTGCTCTATCTTGAGCTGCATATTGTAATGGTGCATTATGTTTAATTGATTCATTTGATTCAGATTCAGAACCACCTTGTGAATTTGAAACTGTTGTTATAGTTACATTAGAAAATCCGCCAATAGTACCTGATAAAGAAAATGAACTTGCACTATTTGATACAGTTTTATTTGTAACAATATATTCTAGTATAACAATATTGCCATCAGCAAGTGCTTTACCATTTACGCCGTCACCAAAGTAAATTTCAAATTTACCATCTTTACTTTCTTGTATAAAATAAACTTTTGATGTATCAGTAACATTATTATACCCTCCTGCTAGTGAATAAGTATTTGTTACAGTATCACTAGAACTATTTTGAACTTTAACTAATAAAGTTGAAGTGTCTGCGTTTGCACTTGGTATTATAAATTTTTGGTCAACATCTGTACTATCTACCGTATATTTAAAAGTTACAAGAGAACCTTCATATATTGGAACATTAGTAAATTTAAAAACACCTGAACTTGGTGTAATTGTAATATCTGAATTAGTTACATATTGATATGATGTTTCATCAACTGTTGTTGTAAATACGGTACCTTTTGACATTGTTAAACTTGAACCTGTTGCATTATTAACTTGCACATCAATTGAAGCTAATGGTGCTCTAGGTGATGATGGTGTATAACCAATCATCTTTGCTAATGATACAATATTATTTCTAATATCAGCACTATCAAGATATAACTCATTAGTTGACATATTCGCTAAGTAAGCTAAATAATGTGTATTATAAGATAAAATATCTAAAAGAATATTTAAAGAACTACCCTCAAAATCGTAATCTTGAAATTGAGTTTGACCTTGTAAAAATGATTTTAGATTAACTTTGATTGCGTCAAAATCGTAATCTGAAACTACTAACTTGTTTGACATTTATTATCTTATCCTTTGTAAAAATGTTTGTACTTGTTGTGGACCTGGTACACCTACCACATAAAAATAAATATCAACAACTAATCTATTTCTATCTTGGTCATCATCAACTTCAACACTTTGTAAATCTACTCTTGGTTCATAATTTATTATAACTTCTTCAATTTTTCTTTCTAAAAAAACCTTTGTCATGGGTGTAAAATGTTCAAATAATAATTCTCTAATACCACATCCTAATTCTGGATTAAAAGGTCTTTCGTAAAAATTAGTTTGCACTAAATTTTTTACAGCTCTTTTTACAGCAATTACATCTTCAACAACATTTACATCATTTGTAACTGTATTTCTAGCAAAGTCCAGGTCTATATCTCTAAATCTTCTGGAGTTTCTTGTACTTTTACTTTGTGTTTGAGAGTCGTATATTGCCATAACGGTAATATTTATACATTATCCACTAAAAACATTTGGCGAACCTGCATTTAATTTTACACCACAGCTGTAACTATCACCAATTCTTGATATGCCTAAACTATTCACAAAAACGGTCTGACTTGAAGATGATAGATTGGTAGAATGAGGCACACACAATACAAAACCATGTGGTGT